TTGTTCAATTAAATATTCATGAGATAATTGAGCAAAACGTCTACGTTCATCAGTGTCAAGGAAGATATAATCAACCCATAGAGATGAAGCACCTAATGGGCTTGCGAGAGCAGTGGTAGAACCTTGGCATTTTTCAGCGGTTTGAAATAAGATGTTTACTTTAACTTCGTGATATTGAAGAGCAATTAATGGAAGCGCTAAACCTACATTGCGGCAGAACCAGAATTCAAGTGGTATATATAATTGATCATTGGAAGTAGCACTTAATACATCGCCATAGCCACCAACCATTTTTTTGTAACCTTCGCGTTTCGAATAAGGTAAAGATAATTCATTCCATATGTACATCCAGTGAGAGTATTGTTTGTCAATCTTTTGGCCACCGATTTCAAGCTCCACGTAATCAATGAGACGTAAGCCAAAATAAGGACACACTTCTGAGGTTTCATCCGACATATCAACTGTTAAATACATGCGATGTATTAAATCGCCATTACGGGAGATTTGGCATGTAACGCGATTTCCGTAACCTGGATTTCCATTAAAGGTTTGTTGGATAGCTTCAATAGCGAAGTTAGTATGACGACGATATACAACTTTGAAAAAGGTAATTTGAGGATTACCAGTTAAATAAACATCCTGAGCACCATAAGCTACTAGTTGAAGAAGACCACCACCCATTTACGCTATATTCTTTATACTATTAGAGGAGAAAAAAAAAAGTGTAATATTACACAAAAGACATTACATTATTATTGTTATAATATATTGAAAAATAATACACATATTTTAATAATTTAGTTGGAATAAGCAAGACCACCCATACCAGATAATATGCGGAGAACGTTATAGTTTACAGCATATATATTGATACCACTGTAATCAGCAGCACTAGCTGTACCGGTTCTGGCGGTGTGCACTTGTGTTGTAGAAACGGTATTAACCATAAGGGTCGCGGTATCAATACGAGACATATTGAGGGTGCCACTTGGTTGATGATCTTCGGGTTTAAGAGCAAATGAATAAACATTGATACCTGGATTGGCAGATACATTGGTATGATGTTGATAAGGTTGTACTAAATTGAAATAAGAACCTTTGCGAACTGCGAAACGGTCATTGCCATTTAATTGTAAAATTGCATCTTCGAATGGATTTTTAGCAAGAGCGGGTGTTCCAACACTGTCAAGATCATCGGTTGGGTCCATGTCAGTATAATCATACCATCTTACATTACGAGAAGTAGGGGTTCTTAATTTAGCAACCCATACTAATTCTTTACATGGGTGATTAAAGTTGAGTTTGACACGGGTGCTTCCAGCTCCTAGTGTTTCAGTGCCGGTGAATTGTAATTGTTCAATTAAATATTCGTGAGATAATTGAGCAAAACGTCTGCGCTCATCAGTATCGAGGAAGATGTAATCAACCCATAATGATATATCTTTAAGATCGGGAACATTTGCCACGGTCGCTGGTCCTTGTGTGCCTGCGGCAGTTTGAATAGTGCAATTATGTTTAGTATCAAATTCAATCTTTACTTTAACTTCGTGATATTGAAGGGCAATTAATGGAAGCGCTAAACCTACATTGCGACAGAACCAGAATTCTAAGGGAACATATAAAGTAGTTGAAGCAATAGATGTTTCTGTCGCATTAGCCCCAACCATTTTATCATAAGCGTGGCGTTTTCCAACAGGTAAAGATAATTCGTTCCAAATGTACATCCAATCCGAATAGTGTTTATCTATTTGTTGACCACCAATTTCAATTACAACAGATTTTAATAAGCGAAGACCTAAATAGTTAACATACTTTTCAGCAGTACCAGTTATCGCCGGTACTTCTACTTGGAGGTACATGCGGTTGATTAAATCACCGTTACGGGATATTTGACAATTTACTGTGTTCCCATATCCAGGGTTTCCATTGAAGGTTTGTTGGATAGCTTCAATAGCGAAGTTAGTATGACGACGATATACAACTTTGAAAAAGGTAATTTGAGGATTACCGGTTAAATAAACATCCTGAGCACCATAAGCTACTAGTTGAAGAAGACCACCACCCATTTACGCTATATTCTTTATACTATAAGTGGAGAAAAAAATATAATTCACCACGCGAATATTTCTATTATAATACATATAAAACTAATTGTGATAATTTTATTATATATGATGTTCAAAGAAAAATCATCAAAAAAAAAGATAAATGTTGATACAAATGAAACATATACACTTGATGCAATGCATAATAATATGATAAAAAAATTTGAAAAAACAGACAAGGATTTACAATATCATAATACAATGTTAAACAATTATGAGCAAAGTTCAAATATAATATTTCACCAATTAAATAATGATAATAACGATAAGGATACTATAAATTTATTATGGACGAGTAATGTTGATTTGCGCGAAAAAATTATAGAAACAAAACATAAAATTAAAGAGCTTAATAATAATTATGACGAAATAGAATATTATAAAAATACTAGCTATATTTTATTCCAATATTATGATACTATTGATAATCAATCACATATTAATAATGCTCTTGTTTCTACAACGAATATAATTAAGTCGTCGATAGATATGCCAAATAAGCAAGGAAGAAAAATATATAAAAACGAAGCTAAAAATAAAAAATCAAACTCCGCACCGAACTCTATAAATGTATTAGATGCTTTAAATAATGTATCAAATCAAGAACAAAGTAATATTAAAGATACTGATGATAATAGTGATATTGAAGATTTAGTTGATGATAAAAGTACTTTGGTTGATAAATATATGTCTATAATAAATAAAAAATATGTTAGAAATGTTGAAGATGATAATATTGAAATATGTAAGGATTGTAAAAGTAAAATGATTTGTTTGCAACAAGACGCAATAATGATATGTAATACATGCGGATATCAAGAATTATTGTTAGTTGAGCAAAATAGACCTATACTTAAACAAAATACCAAGGATACTTCGCATTTTTGCTATAAAAGAATAAATCATTTTAGGGAATGGTGCAACCAAGTTCAAGGGAAAGAGAGCACTGATATTCCAGACGAAATATTCGAAAAGATTTTAGCGGAAATTAAAAAAGAAAAGATACTCGATCTTAAAGCAATTACATATTCTAAAATGCGCGATATTCTTAAAAGATTACGTATCAATAAGTATTATGAACATATTAATTATATTATAAATAGAATCAATGGTATCCCTACTCCGCAATTTAGCCCGGAATTAGAAGAAAAATTATGTAATATGTTTAGAAATATTCAAGCTCCTTTTTTGAAACATTGTCCAAAGGATAGAAAGAATTTCTTATCTTACAGCTATGTTCTTTATAAGTTTTTTCAAATATTAGGTCTAGATGAATATCTTAAATATTTTCCTCTTTTAAAAAGCAGAGAAAAATTGTATGTTCAAGACCAAATATGGAAAAAGATTTGTATTGATTTAAACTATGAAATTATACCATCTCTCTAAAATCCAACAGGAAAACCAATCAAACTAAACCCGGCTCCTAAACCAACTCCTTGTCTAGCACTATTTGATATAATAGGGGATAATAAATCTAATATTGAAAAAGTACATGCGGCTGTTAATGCTAAAAGCCATATTTCATTCCATTCGAGTTTATTTTTAGGTAATATTAGTGCAATAAATGCTACAACCAAGCCTTCAAATAAATATTTCATTAATCGCGTTCCTGCCTCCGAATAATCAAATTTATATTCCATTTTCTACTTATTATTCTAATATTTTTTTAAAAATATATAAGATTATAAATATATAAAATATCATAAGAATATGGCGACAGTAACTGACAAAAACATTGCTCTTGTAGACCCAAGAGTAGAAGACCATTTGGATGAAGACAAACCTATCAGAGGACAAAAATATGTATTACTTTCATTTGTAAGCCCCGAAGATGTTATTATTAACAAAGAAGCTTTATTTTTTAGTAAATTCATGGAAAGTTTTTCTAATAATGTTAAGGAAATCTTTGATTCTATTAAAGAAAAATACCCTGATTCAAAAGATGTTATTGATACTATTAGTGATAATCATAAATATATCTTTGATGCAAAAGAAATGGATGAGCAATATAAGTTCTTTAAATCCGTACATGGCCCAGAACTTGAATCTAAATATCATGCCGACAATAAAGGTATTACATCTATCCGCGGTGTAAAAGTTCGTGGTTGCTTTGAAACTCTTGATGAGGCAAAAACGCGAAGCGAGTTTTTAAAGAAATTAGGCGATAAATTTCATATTTATGTTGGCGAAGTTGGTTGTTGGTGTGCTTGGGCTCCTGATCCCGAGTTTATTAAAGATGTAGAATATTCCAATTCCCAACTTAATACTTTAATGAAGGAATATAAACAAAATATGGACGATAAGGATACTGTCTTTGAATCTCGTAAAAATTCTATTGTTGCAGCGTCATCTCTTGATAATAAGCAATCTCCAACAGATGCATTAAATGATGATATAACTGATGATACAAATGTTGAATTATCTAGTATCAAAGAAAGTATTGAAAATGTAGATGTGTGGAGTCAACGCAAAGAAGAGGAAAAATAAATAATTAACTTATTTAGAGTTATCATTGGAACATGAAGGCAATTGCTATATTTATTCTATTTATAGGCTGCTTATTAATTATACAGGGATATTATAGTAATAAAAAAATATGTAAAAAAGATAAAGTTATTATTAAATATATTCCAAGAAGTGTTTACGAAGAACAAATGAAACCCGCAGAAAGTTTACAAACTTTTTATAAAGGGATGTTTGATGATATTATATTGCCCCCATAAAATATTTATTTTTATCCCTAATATTATTAAATGGAAATATTAAGAAATATTAACAAAAATATAATTGATATAACTAATGCAAATAACGATATAGATGCTGGATTATTAAAAAATAATATTAAATTATATTTTGATCATATTTCTGATAAGGAGAATATTAGCAATAAAAAAAGAGAAAAATATTATGAAAACTATGAAAACAAAAGAGTAGAGCAAAATATTAACTATGATAATTGGTTGCGTGAAAAAACCGACTTAATGGAAACTTTTAAATTAGACAAAACAAAAACTGCTTTACACAATTATTTAAAATTAAAACCACCTAAGTACAATAATAATTTAAATCTATATTCATATATGGATATAATAATCGATGATGAAAAGGTTATTAATATGCCACGACAGCAAAATATACAGCCTATAAAACCAAAGGTACTTCCAAGTAAAGCAGATAAATGCCCGGAATCTAAGAAAAAAGAATGTAAAGAAAAGGGCAAAAAATGTAATCCTGATTCCGGTAGATGTATTAAAGATGATAAACCTGTTGATGATAAACCCGCTGATGATAAACCCGCTGATGATAAACCCGCTGATGATAAACCCGCTGATGATAAACCCGCTGATGATAAACCCGCTGATGACAAACCCGCTGATGATAAACCAGTTGATGATAAACCCGCTGATGATAAATGTACAGAAGCTAAGAAAAAAGAGTGTAAAGATAAAGGCAAAATATGCAACCCAGAATCTGGTAGATGTATCAAAGAACCAGTTGTTAAACCAGTTGTAGAACCAAAAGTAGATCCCGTTGTTAAACCAGTTGTAGAACCGAAAGTAGTTCCGGTTGTTAAACCAGTTGTAGAACCGAAAGTAGTTCCGGTTGTTAAACCAGTTGTAGAACCGAAAGTAGTTCCGGTTGTTAAACCAGCTATTAAATCAGATAAATGTTCGGAAGCTAAAAAGAAGGAATGTGAAATAAAAGGAAAAAAATGTAATCCCGATTCTGGTAGATGTATTAAGAAATAATATAAGAATATTAATAGATATGAAAAATATATTCTATATTAATTGGTATAGTTTTTTTATTGCATTTATATTTGGAATTATATATGTATATTTTATTACACAAAATGATAAATATGTAATGTTTGAAAATATAAATAATAATATATATATTGGTGATAATAATGAATGTTACAAATATGATGTTATAAATATAAAATGTTTGGATGATAATAACTATCCTACACCATTAATATAAAAATAAAGACATACATTAGGATAATCAATGCGAACATCTAAATTAAATTATATTATTGACAGAATGTTCTATGATAAAGCGGGGCAATTAATAATTAGTGCTATATTTGGATTATCTATTGCATTGTTATTTTATATGCCAATTAAATTAATAGATGCTGATTTTAAATATAATGATAAATGCTATAAACTTAATAAATATAAGGTAAAATGTAAAGAGGAAGTAATAAATACCTAGTTATAAATTGCGTTATAAAGTTAATTATCTAAATATAGTATATCATTAGAGTTTACAATTAAGTATAAATATGTCTACGCCAACATCTACGTTAAATGGAAATACAAATACGACAGATAATAATGATATTAATGACCCGTTGGTTCAAGATGTATTAAATGAGTTCCGCGACGAATATACTTCTAAAAATAAAAATACAAGTAGTAGTATGATACCCGATTACGAAGACGATATTGTTGAATTTCCCCCAGAGGATAATTATTCCCCACCCCCACCTTCTCAATATAGAAAACCCGAATATAACTTATCTGAAAAATATCCACCCTCGCAAAATTATAACAATTCAAATATAGCAAATATAGATATGGAATTGGTAAAAAAGAATTTAACTATTGTTATAATTGTATTATTAATCCATAATACTAGTATGGTATCAACAATTTATGAAAAAATGCCAGAATATTTACATGAAAATCTCAACGCCTATGATATTCTAATTAAAACAGTATCTTTATTCGTAATATTATATGTACTATCGTTTTTTAATTACATTTAATATTTATAAGAATAATTTATTACCTGATCGTTATTCCTTTTCAAAGAGGAAATGCTAAAATATTTATATACAAAAAATACACCAATAAAAAATGCTAAAAATATTGTAAATATTGTTGTACCAAACAATATCGTATATGATGTTATATCATAATTTTTTTTATTCATAACAACTAATGATATTATGATTACTGTATAAAGTATTATTATTAAAGAATATACTGTTAAGAATAAGTACAGATTATCTCCAATATTATAACTCCATAGCAAAGCTATAACTACTACTACACTTACAACAGAATATCCGAATATAGTAAAGGTTTCTTTTACGACTTCATCATTTTCGTTTTGTGATACAAATTTTTCATTTACCATTGTAATTATCTAATAATTCAAGAGATTATTTTAATTATTTATTGATTCGAATTGTAAAGTTCCATAATAACTATTATAATAATCATAACCCTCTAAATGATGTTGATTATCATTTAACCCCTGTGATTTGTATAATGGTCTTGCATTTTTATATTCAGTAGATAGTTCGCCAATTTCATCATTATATATTTCGTCATTTATAACATTATTTTGTGCTGATATTAAATGTTCTTCGGTAATATATGGATTTAATCCGTCGGTTTCTATATTATTGATTTCACGTACAATAATACTTTTTTTATCAGGGTTTTCTAATTTACATTTATCATCTTTATTGCATTTTTTTGTCTTCTCTTCTTCTTCTTTATCTTTTTCTTCTTTTTCTTTAATTTCTTGTATTTTAATCATATTCCGCTCTCTTATTTCCGCATTATATATTCTGAAATATACAATTAATAAAGCAAATGTTACTACAAAACCAGTAATATTATCAAATAACATCAATATAGCAACACATAATACAGCTAAATAAAATTGCATAATAGAATCCTTATACATTTTCTTGAATGGTATATCGTGTATCAGCATAACTGCAAATAATAATACGACAGCTAATATTCTAAATGAGTTGATTATCATTTGTATTTTAACTGTATTCTATTATAATTCATATAAAAAAATGATACGATTATATTTATGTAATAGCTTATATAATGTTAACTATAAACGGATATAGTCTTCTTAAATCTTCTTTGAAAAGTGAAGAATTAGTTAAAATTAAAGAGAATCTTACTATGAAACCTAGAATTAATTTTGATATGGGGATTAATAATGATAAACCAGATACTACTTTCTTATTGTATAAGGAAACGGAAAAAAGAATTTATATTCCGAGATACTATGGTCTACGTAATTATGGGCTTCCAAAGACTACTAAATTACAATGTGGTGCTGATATAAATGTTGAGTTCAATGGTAAATTAAGAGATTTTCAACACGAACCTGTAAATAAATTTCTAGAAGCAGCAAGAAATCCTCTTAAAATGGGTGGTATCATTTCAGTTCCATGTGGTTTCGGTAAAACTATAATGAGTCTATATATCGCTTGTCAATTGAAAAAAAGAACTATGTTTATAAGTCACAAAGACTTCCTTAATCAACAATTTATTGATACTGTTAAAACATTCTCTCCGAATTCCAGCATTGGTATTATAAAACAGAATAAGGTAGATGTTGAAAATAAAGATTTTATTATTGCATCTTTACAATCATTATCGATGAGAGATTATGATATTAATATTTTCAATGATATTGGTTTTATAATTATTGATGAAGTACACCATACAGGAGCACAAGTATTTTGCAGAGCTTTTAAAAAACTAAATATGCCTATTATTTTGGGTCTATCCGCTACACTAAATCGCAAAGATGGTATGCGAAAGGTTTTTGAATATTATATTGGTAATTCTGTCTACACAATGAAAAACAAAGAGTTTACAGAAGTAGAAGTGCAAATACATAAGTATTATGAGCCCAATATTGAATATTCGGCTGTAAAACAAATGTGGAATGGAAAGGAGAATACCGCTGCCATGATTAATAACATTTGCAAATTCAAACCTAGGACAGAATATATTATCAATGTTTTAGAAAGTCTAATTAAAAAAGACCCTAATAGAAGAATATTAATTTTAAGCGAGCGTAGAAATTTATTAACTGATATTGAAACATATATTATTGATAAAAATATTTTGAATAAAGATTACGGTTATTATGTTGGTGGTATGAAACAAGCTGATCTAAATGTATCCGCAGAAAAACAAATTATTTTAGCGACATATCAATTGGCGTCTGAGGGATTCAATGTACCGACATTAAATACAGTAATATTTGCTTCCCCCATATCTGATATACAACAATCTATCGGTCGTATTCTCAGAGAACGCCCAGAAGACAGAAAATATATTCCATTATGTATCGATATTTTAGACGAATTCTCTGTATTTAAACGCAAAGGTTATGCTCGTACTAAATTTTACAATACTAATAAGTATAATATTTCCTATTATCAAGATAACGAATTAATACAATTTCATAATTATAGTGAAGAAGACACAAAAGGAAAGCTTAAATTCATTGAAGATGACGATTAAAATATTATTTTAATATAGTAATATGAAAGATAACGAAATCTATTATATAGAAATCATATGTATTATATTTTTAATAATATTTGTATTTCTATTATTTTTTAATATGTCAAAAAATGATGTCCCCAAAGAAGAACCAGTAAAATATAAAGAGCCTACACCAGAACCGTCTAAAAAACAAGATATGGGTGATATTAAAGTGAGATGTCCACCTAAATTAATTAATTTATATGATCAAGATATTCCCGCGATGCCAAATATAAATGATCTTGATGTTATAAACAAGAACACATTTAATATGTATAGTTCTAATAAAGAAATTGATAATACCAATTTTAATAAAGAAATAATAACTCAGGATACAATTAAAACAGCAGAACAACGCGTATTTTCACCCGATTTAGAAAAAATATATACAGCGGATTTAGCAGAGAATAATAATCCAAATTTAGATTATAACCAAATTTATAATTATTCTTTAAAACCCAATAAAGGTGATTTACCATTAGCCAATGTACCACTATGTGTATTAAAGGATAACCACAAGTCTTTCAAATTGTCTGACAGAATGGTTATGGCTTAAAAATGATTTAAAAGTAATCACAATTTACTTCGCGATGGCCTTTTTTTCCACATATATCACATGGTTTATTTTTATATCCTTGATTATTAAAATTATTGTATCCTCTATTACTTGTTTTATATCCATTGTATTCAGAATTATTATATTTTTTTTTACAATAATTATTTTCATGGAATCTAGCGCCATTTTCTGTATCAAATTCTTTATTACAATAACTACAACACCATACTTCTTCTGATTTTGTATCTGAAGATGTATCTTCATCATCTATCTTTATTCCATTAACATCACATTTAGCATAGCAGTCTTTTACAAAATGACTATTTCTACCACATCGTGTACATAAATTCTTTGAATGCCATAGTTCTTTTTGCAATTGCAATAAAGATACATAATCTAATTCTATTGATGTATATGTTCCACCCCTAACATTTTCTATACCATATTTAGACATATATTCTTTAACATATTTATCTTCATCAAATTGTGAAGTACTCTTTATTTTTTTTATTATTGCCAAAGGTTTATATTTTTTTGTCCAAGCAGACCCGGAACCATTAATATGTTGCTCGTATCTATTTTCTATATTGTGTGTTTTCCCAACATAATACTTGCTATTTATAAGCTTTAATATATAAATGTTTTCCATTAATACATATGTTATATATTTTTTGTTGTTAAGTCATTTTTTCAAAAAAGGAGTACATAATCTTATTTTTCTAATGATTTTATAAACTTTTTGAAATTTAATAGATTTTATTAATTATGTACTCTTTTTCTTATTAGATATACTACTAACATATTTTATAGTTGATTTAAAGTTTTCCAGGAATGTTGGGTAATATGTGTATTTTACATTATGTTTCTTACATACTCTCATAACAGTATCTTGTATATATGGATACCATGCGCTAGACATACGAGGAAATAAATGATGTTCTATTTGATAATTAAGCCCGCCGCATAAATAACCTATATATTTTCCACCATAAGTACATGACGTTTCTACTTGTGATTTATACCAATCTATTTTACTTGGGAATCTTTCTACATTTTCAAAATTATGCGATAATGAAAAAGGTATAGCTAATGTAAGTGAAGATACGAGCGATGAATATATTATGTATATCATAGCAGTTGTTGTATCATAATGATAAAATTGTGAAAAGCATTTTAAATATAAATATACCAATCTTAGTATTATAGATATGCCTATCTTACTTTGAATATAGCTATTTTTAAAATTAATATCAGAGTATTTATTAACAGAAAATTGTAAACCCGAAAATATTTCGCTAGAAAATATTGATGATAACCAATATAATGAAAATAATGGTATCATATATATATATTGAAATTTAGTGATATATTTACGATTAGGAGATTCGTTATTATAATTATGAAATATTAAGAATGGTTCCATGCTTTTAGCATCAGGGTCTCTAATATTATCATTTGTAAATGCATGATGGGTCCAATGTTGTTGTAACCAAAGATATTTATTGCCACCTATCAAATCAGCACCATAACCCAAAATATCATTCCAAAAAGGTTTTCTAGATATAGCTCCGTGATTTGCATCATGTTGCACATTTAATCCAATTAATGCCTCGGCAATACCAAGTAATGTACATAATTTAAAATTAGCACCATATATCACATAGTAATACATTAATATAACATAATTCAAACAATATAATAGGACTCTATATCTGAATCCTGGTGTTGCATACATTTTGTGAGGCAATACTACCTTTTTAACCTCTTCTTTTAATTCTTTTTCAAATTCTGAATTAAATGTATAATCCTTATTATAATTAAGTAATTTACCAACAACCGGCATTACCTTTCTAGTTTCTTCGCTGTGAAATGCATGTATCATTCTATATTGTACAGATACATCATTGCCACCAAATAATCTAATCTGATTGCCCCCGGGATGCTCCCAGTCGTCTAATGAATATACTACTCCGTCAATAGCAATTGTATTATCGGGTAATTCACTTTCGTATTTATAAATATTATATATCATTTATATTATTTAAAGAATATTTAATATTACATATTAATGTTTAAATATTTTATTTTATTTACACTACTATCGTTTGTAAATGCATTCGCCCATCTCAATAGTATATCTATTGTTAAAAACCCTTTTAATAGCTTAAATAATGCTAATCACTTAATTACTAAATATAAAATCAATGAAATTAAGAATGATAGATTAAAAATAAATAATTTAGTAAATCATGTTGTCACAACATATTATCTTAATTTTCTATTCGCGCGTAGAAGACATTACATCATATATAAGAGTATTAATAATACTATTTAGATTATTTAATGGATTATTTCATTGAATTCATCAACTTTTATAATTTTTTTTCTTAACTGATTTGCTCTCATTATGTTAATATTATCATCATCCGTTTTTAGCTGCTTTAATAACTTATCACTATTATAGCATAGCTCTATTCCTTTATCAATTTGATTTATTCTATCATCTTCTTTATCAGATATAAATACGTTATCTGTTAATAATTTACGTAATTCAGTTGGTTTTGTAATTATATTTGAAACATCTGTAACAACTCTATCTTTATTTGGTTTATAATTATTACCAAGAGGGTATGTAACCATTTTAATAAGTGTACCCATTATAGGTAATGGAATATTATTAGCTATACCATATATATTTTTTTGAATACTATTAGAATAATCATTTAAACAATAATCCAATAATTTATCAATATCTTTAACATCATTGTGTTTGTTATAATACCATAAACAAGCTTTGGACATATATATATCTGATAATATATCAGCATATCTCCCAGAAATATATTCAGCTGTTTTTATTTTTCCACCCATCAATAATGCTATATTTGCCGAGAAGGCGAAGTTGGCTACATGACGTTTTAAATGTACTTCATGAAAATCGGCTAAATTTGTATTATTATAAAATTTAAGGTAAATACCATAATAAAGTGAACGCCCAAGGTTATTAAAAGTATGTCTAACGATATTTATAAAGTTATCATGGAATTTATCTTTATCATTTGATTCAATACTTGTAATTGTATCTAATAGATAAGGATGGGACCTATTTAGTCCTTGTCCGAATATTATTAAAGAACGTGTTAGAGTATTAGAACCTTCGACAGTAATAGCGACGGGTGTAGCTGAATAATTAGATGATAAAAAGTTCATGGAACCCTTACATATACCAGCGCCACCCAATATATCCATTCCATTATTAACAGATATTCTACCATATTCTGTGCATTTATATTTCATAATAGCCGATAATACTGGGGGCTTCTCTCCATTATCTACAATTGCATTGAAAAGATTTTGTGCTGCAATCAATTTATAATTATTACCAGCGATAACAGCTAGTTTTTCTTTTACCCCTTCCATTTCTGCTATTGGAATATTAAACTGTTTTCTAATGCGCGCGTATCCGCCAACACCTAATGTGCAAAGTTTAGCTGTCGCAACAGACATTGCAGGTAAAGATATTCCTCTGCCTTCACCAAGAGATTCCATTAACATATTCCATCCAATACCACAATTCTTCTCTCCTCCAATCACACACGACATAGGTATAAATATATTATTGCCTCTTATTGTACCATTCATGAAACCAATATTCAATGGGTTATGCCGATTTCCTATTTCAATCTCTGGGAATTTGTTTTTCTCCAATAATGCCACTGTAATACCTTCTTTGCCATCTACAAGTAAATTATTTGGATCAACAACTTTAAATGCTAGTCCTATTAAACTAGCAATCGGCGCTAATGTAATATATCTCTTAGAAAATGTTACCATTATTCCAAGTTCACCATCCTTATTTACAACATATCCTTCATCATACATTGAAGCAGCATCCGAACCAGATGTCTCTGTTGTTAGTCCAAAACAAGGTATATGTCTTCCATCGGCCAATTTTGATAAATAATAATCTTTTTGTTCCTCCGTACCATAATGACTCAATAATTCACCAGGTCCTAGTGAATTAGGAACCATGACACTAACAGCACTAGCAATATTTCTGCTAGCTATTTTTTCAACAATAAGTGAATGTGCGTGGGCACTAAATTCTAGACCATTATATTTTTGAGGTATTACTAATCCCATAAACTTATTTTTCTTTATATAATCCCATGTATCAGTAGATAGATTCTGATTTCTTTCTACTTCTTCGTTATCTATTAATTCGCATAATTTACTAGTTTCATTATTTAAAAACCCAATTTCCTCATTTTTAAGTTTAATATTGTATTTATTTACAATTTCATTTATATTTATTACACCTTTAAAGATATCTCCCTCAATTGACACTGAACCCGAGTTTAAAGCAGCCTTTTCGGTAGCAGATATTTTAGGCATAATTCTTTTAACAATACCAAAAGCATATCCTGATATTATTCTACTCATACTTAAAATTAACTAATAATTATTTTTTTATATAAATTATTATCACTATTTTTTATAATAAAAACTTTTGTTTTATTTAAAATAAACTTTCTCTCTTTACCAGTAATTATAAATCTATTGATATATTCAATAAAATCACTTAATGTTTTACTACTAACATTGATATTCAATCTAGTGAAAAACATCTTTGTTATACTTTTATATCTAAACGTATATAAATCATCGATACTAAATGTACCGAATAGTTGATCATTAATATTTTTTAATAATTTATTAATTATAATATCATTAATTATATTATTAGACTCTTCTATATGTTCCTTTAATGTAAAAAAAGATTCAATCGCACTCTCGTCACCACTATGTGTTATATCTACATTATTCTTTAAATTACATAATAATGGTCTTAAATTATCTCTGATTTTACCTCTAATTGACCATTTAGGAGTACTGTCACATAAATAAGGAATTTCATTTAAATTAGCAAAATGTATTATGTCTTTTTTTGGGATATTTAACATCGGGCGCCAAAATTTAATGTTATCTATTATTTTGATAGACTCCATACCAGAAAGATTATCATAACTATTTTTATTTGTAATATTTGTTATAATATTTTCAAAACAATCGTCTTTATTGTGCCCTAATAATATATATGTATTGGTATCGTTGAGTAATTCGTACATATGAAATCGTATCTTTTTTGTAATATCTTCATATAGATCGCGTAAACCATTACTTAAACAATCATCTCTTGTAATTTCTGTAATAGTCCTATATAAAAGGCGTATACCAAGATAATCGCAATAATAATTAACAAAGTCCAATTCATCTTGTGATTCTTTGCGATTATTGTAATTTATATGAACTGCAATAACATTTTTACTTATTTTACTAAGAATATATAGAGCTACAATACTGTCTACACCACCAGATAAAGATACTATGATTTTAGGGTCAGGATATATTGGATTTAATTTTGAATACTCAGTATATATATTATTATAAACATCAATGTCGTTGCATTTTAAATGGATATTATAATTGTTTAGAGATAATTTATCAAAAATATTCACATTCAAAGAATCAAATGATTTTATATGTAACGTATTATCTAGATATTTTGTATTAATATGTTTGTAAATATTATTTAAAGTAGCTGATAAATATCTTTTACATTTTATTCTATCATCAATATCTGAATTATCATATATTCTTAAAAATATTTTGATAATTTCATGTATTTTTTTTACATCTTTAACATGTCTATATGGTAAATAAACAAAAGATAATTCGTCTATCCTTAAATCTTTATAAATACTTAGTACATAATTTGTAAATTTGATAGCTTCATGAGAATATTCATCTACATCAATATCATTACCCAACCTTTTATAATGTCTTGGTATTTGGTCTAATAGTAATATACATGATATTAATGTTTCTTTGCTATAAATCGCTTTAAATTCATATATTTGTTTAGTATCATGAATATTGTTAAAATATTTGTCACATAAATATTCGTCAATTATTTTATTATTAGCAAACCAATATTGTGTATTACTAAACCATTCTTGATAAAGCTTATTCATATTAACATATATAATAATTGTATTAGCGTTATATTGTTTTTTATTTAAAAAAATGATAGATATTATATTACAATAATCGTCTATTTAATTTAATGCAGGGTATTATCAGTTTCTCAAACAGAATTGCTTTCAATATTAAAAGTAACGACCATAAGGATATTATATTATCAGATTTATATAATAAATATAATGTAAAGATTTTGCAAAGACATCATCATAATTTAGACAGTAATAATGTAAATTATATATTATCAAATCATATGCTAAATTTAAGATCAAATGGAAATAGATACTATCTTTATTTTACACTATATAATGACATCGAAATTATGTATTATATAGATAAAAAAATACATCCGGG